CCCGAAGATGGGCCGCTGAAAGATCGCATCGCCGCGGTTGACGCCGCTTATCCCTTTGGCGCGCGCAGTCACTGGCCGTATCGCGCCTGGTGCAAGGCGCGTCGCGAGTACCTGGGCAGATACGGCTGGAAGCCGCGCGGGCAAGCGCCCACGCCGATGGAGCGCTTTCTCGCCGAGCGTCCCCGCGACCCGGTTACGGGCAGGCCTGTGATTTGACCCATGCCGCCGGTCGACCTCCTCTCGTGGCCGGACCTTCGCGACGCGGAACAGGCGTCGGCGCAGGCGAGGCTCGCGTGGCGGGAGGCGCAGCGGCCGTACTGGATCGCGCCCCACGGCCAGCGGGAGAGCCGTCTTTGCGCCCTCAAAGAAGCTTCTCAGACGGCTCTAAGGGCGGAGGCCGAGGTGGCGAGACTGCGGGGGTTGGCATGAGGCCGGCCCCGATCGAGAGCCACGCCGTCACCGTGACGGAGATCCTGCTGGAGCAGCTCGGGCCGGAGACGGCGAGGAAGCTCGCCGACGTGTTCGGCGGCCGTCGGCTGTATGTTCCCAAAGCCATGGGCGAGCACCATCCGATCGTCCAGACCATCGGGCCGCAGGCCGCGGCCGTGCTGGCGGAGCATTTCGGGGGCGCGGCCGGGATCGACGTTCCCATGCTGGCCGAACGCCGCGCGCGGATCCTGGAGCTTGACGCCGCCGGCTGGTCTCGCGCCAGAATAGCCCGCGACGTCGGCTGCACCGAACGCCGGGTCTACCAGGTGCTTGAGCAGGCGCGCCGCGTCGCCGACCGGCCGCCGCCGCGGCAGGGGTCGTTGTTTTGACTCACGTTGAGTCACACGACATCGATATGTTTAGCAACGCCTGTGTCAGGTGCGGGCAACGCCTTTGCGACATCGAAAATCTTGAGCTGCGATGTATAGCGTCGGACAACCTGACGGCGGTGACCCACAAAATTATACGTCGGCGCCTGGCGCGGCTCACGGGCCGATTGCCTTCACCCTGAAGCCCTTCAGGGTGGGGCGATCTTGGGCGTCGCCGCATCTTCGGCGGCATGCAGACCGCCGCCGCCCTCCTTCCCGCGACAGCCGACACGCGCTGGTCGACGGTGGTATGGCCGCACCTCGAACTGGAGGAGGGGACGCGGTTTACCTGCATCAAGGGCGACGACGGCGGCGCGACCAAGTTTGGTCTTACGCTGACCTTTCTCCAAAACGAGGCCCGAATTGATCCGTCCCTGTTCGCCGAGCTGGGCGTCGGTCACGGCGGCGTCATCACCGTCGCCGATGTCGAAGCCCTGACCGCCGACCAGGCCCAGGCGATCTATTTCCACTGCATCTGGCGCGCGCTCATGATCGATGAGCTGCCTGCGCCGTTCGACTGCGCGACCATGGATCAGGTCGTCAACGACGGCCAGGAAACGGGCGTCAAGCTGTTGCAGACCGCGATCAATAGCGTCTGGGAGCCCTACGGCGACGCCGAACCCGCGCCGAAAGTGGACGGCGTGCTGGGCAGCGAGACGATCAGCGCCTGCGTCGTTGTCTGTACGCCAAGCCGCGGAACGGGCGCTCAAGCGCTCCTCTTCGCTCTCCGATCAGCCGCTGCCGCGCGCTACCACGCGATCGTCGATGACGATCCCTCTCAAGCTGAATTCCTGGACGGCTGGCTGAAGCGCGCCGCCGCCCTGGGCTCTGTGTGATCCCGCGCTCGCCCCCATGACAAGAGAGACCGACCGTGCCTAACGACCCCAAACCAACCGTCAGTTCCCTAACAATTTTGGGAATCTTCTTTTCTGTTTTCAGCGGACTTTTCCCATCCTTAGCGGCCTTCTTGCACCTGACCGATCCCGCGACGCAGCAACAGATTATAACCGTTGCGGGCCAGATCGGCGCGGTCGTCTTCGGCCTGGTCGCGGTCTATGGGCGCATCACTGCATCGGCGCCCATCTCGGGCTTCTTGAAGACCGCAGCGTCACGGGTCGCCATGCCGTCCGCGGCGCAGGTCGAAACGGCCGGCGCGACTATCATCGCCGATCTCGCGGCGACCCCCAAGCCGCCGGGCGCGACGGCGTCGGCATTGCTCGCTTTCCTCGTTCTGGGCGCAATCGTCTTGGCGCCCGCGCTCTTGACCGCCTGCGCCTCCACCGCCGCCGTCACCGCCAGCTCGGTCCAGCTCGACGAGGGCAAGGCGCTCGACACGATCGTCACGGCGTCGGACGCGCTTGCCGTGAGCCTCGACGCGGCCGCGAAGTCCGGCGCAATCACGGGCGCCTCGGCGACGACGGCGCGAAACGCTTTGATGTCGCTCCAGACGGGGCTCGCCGCCGCCCAGACCGCCTATGCGGCCCAGGACGGCACCCAGGCCCAGAAGATCGCGGCGCTTGCCACGCTCCTGGACGACTGCGAGCAGGCGCTGCCGCTTAGCGCCTCGACCAGCGCCGAGGTGGACGCCGCGATCAGCGCCGCCGTCGCCATCGCAAACACCTACTGATCGCCGTTCTCAAGGAGCCACGCCCGTGACCGAAGCCGAAATTCTCGCCGTGATCCAGCTGATCCCGTCCCTGGTCACGCTGGTCCAAAACGCCGCGTCGGCGCTGAACTCGACCAGCCAGGCCACCGTCAACACGGCGCTCGCCACCGCCATGGCCAGCTTCAACGCCGACGCGGCGACCGCGGAAGCCGATCTCGCCACCGCGGCCGGCTGAGCCCCGAACGGCGACGCATGACGTCCATCGATATTGGCAATGCCGCCCAGGTCACCAGCGCCGTCATCAGTTTCTGTTCGCTGGTCGCGGTCATCTGGATCGCGACCCGCCAAAGCGCCGCCGTCCGTCAAGCCGCCGCCGCCGCCGCGGAAGCGAAGACCGCAGCGCTGGTCATGGAAAAGGCGGCCCGCTGGCACGAGACCGAAATAGGCATCGCCGTGATCGCAAAGGTCGATAAGAACGCCACCCGACTCGACATCGTCAAAGAGCGGCTGATCCATGTCGCCACCTGCGAAGACGTGGCGCGCTTAAGCGGCCAGATCGACTCGGTCGCCCGCGCCAGCAACCAGGCCGCCGCCGGTGTAGACCGCCTGGAGGCGTTCTTCCTGGCTGAAGGCGTGCGGGGCGGCCGCTGATGAGCCCCGCCGATTACGTCCTGGCCAACCGGCGCCTGTGCATCCTGAAGATCCTCGCCGACGACGGCGGCCATTCCAACGAAAGCGTGATCGAGACGGCGCTCCTGTCGCTCGGGCACCACGCCGGCACCGACCGCGACGCGGTGCGGACCTGGCTGCGCGAGCTTGAGACCTCGGGCACCATCACGCTCGAATACTACCGCGACAAGGTGATGGTCGCCCACCTCACCAGTCGTGGTTTGGCGGCGTCCCAGGGGCGCATCGCCATCGACGGCGTCGCCAAGCCCGCGATCGGCGGGTGAAATGTCGGGACCGTCGCGCCACCGGCCTTCGTCCATAGACCGCCTGCCGGCCGAGCTGCGCGATGTGATCGGCGAGCTGTTCGTGCAGGGGCGCTCGATCGACGAGATCGTGGCGCACCTGCGCACCATGGACGTCACCATCAGCCGCTCGGCCATGGGCCGCCACACCAAAAGCCTGGCCGCGATGCAGGAGCGCCTGGCGCACAGCCGCGAAATGGCGCGAGCCCTGGTCTCGCGCTTTGGCGAAGAGCCGGACAGCAAGATCAACCGTCTCAACATCGAGATGCTGCACGGCATCGTGCTCCAGATCGCCACCGCGACCGAGGAAGACGAAGACGGCGACACGCGCCCTGTCACCTTCACACCGGAAGACGCCAAGTTCCTGGCCCAGGCGCTGAACCAGCTCGCCAACGCCCAGCGCATCGACCAGGTGCGCACGCTCCAGCTCCGCAAGGAGATGGCGGCCGAGGCGGTGAAGGAAGTCGAGAAGGTCGCCAAGACGGCGGGCCTGACGCGCGAGACCGTGGCCCAGATCCGCGAAGCCGTGCTGGGGGTCGCATGAGACGGGAGCGTCGAGGGCAGCCGCGACGGCCGTGGACCGCCGCCAGCCGTCGAACCGAACGCCACAGCTTTGCCGAGGAAAGGGCGCCCTGCGGCTCGCGCGGCCTTCTGCCAGATTTCCACTTCGGGAATGTCCACAAGGTTCATGCCGCTTTCAGCGAAATGCTCGTCGCGCGGGTTCGGCCGCATCTTCTTGTCATCTGGGAGCCGCTGAAGACCAAAGCCCCATCGCCACCGAAGGCCGCGCCATTTTGCTGCTATCGGCAAACGGTCATCTTCTATTGCTCACCGTATTATGTCCGTCCCTGGAAGCAGCGCTGGCGTGGCGCCGGTGGCCGGCTGCAAATTTGCAGGCCATCGTTTGAGGTGTGGGACACCGTTGAATCGGGACTGACCTGGGACGACGTCGTCGAATTTGAGGGTGAGCGTTTCCAGGTCGGCGGCGGGACCGTGGTCTGGTCTAAAGGTCGCTGGTGGATGCGACACGGCGCGCGTCGGATGTCTGACTCGCTGGCCGGAAAAACGGGCTGGGTCGTTGTCGATGAGGCTGCGGCATGAGCGCCGCCGCCAATCCCGGCCCGTTCCCAGCCGCCGAAGCCCAGCTCTCGCCGGCCGTGGCCGCCTTGCCGAAGTCCGACATCCTGCTCGGCTATCAGCGCAAGTCGATCATGTTTTCGACCGTGGCGCCGTTGCTGGTCATCCCCAAGAGCCGGCGCGTGGGCCTGACCTGGGGCTTTGCGTCCGAAGCGGCGCTGGCCGCTTCAGCGTCGCGCCAGGCCGGCGGCATGGACGTCTGGTACATGGGCTATGACAAGGAGATGGCGCGGGAGTTCATCGACGTCGTCGCCATGTGGGCGCGAGCGTTCGGTATCGCGGCTCGGGCGGTCGAGGAAGTGGTGCTCCAGGACGAGGAGGGCGACGTTGGCGCGTTCCGCATCCGCTTCGCCTCGGGCTTCGAGGTGGTGGCGCTGCCGAGCGTCGCCCGCGCGCTGCGCGGCAAGCAAGGCCTCGTTATCATCGACGAGGCGGCCTTCCACGCCAACCTGGCGGCCGTGCTGAAAGCGGCGATCGCGCTCCTGATGTGGGGCGGCCGGGTGGTGGTGATCAGCTCCCATAACGGGGTCGATAATCCGTTCAACCAGCTCATCGACGAGATCGAGAGCGGCGAGCGGCGCGGCAAGGTGTTCACGATCACCTTCGACGACGCCGTCGCGGACGGCCTGTACGACCGCGTCGCGCTGGTCATGCGCGGCAAGGGCCAGACGCCGCCGACGAAGGAAGACTGGATCGCGGAAATCCGCGAGACCTATGGCGAGTCCGCCGCCGAGGAGCTGGACTGCATTCCGGCGACCGGCTCTGGCTCCTGGATCAACGCCGAAGATATCGCCGGCTGCGAACATCCCGACGCCGGGCGGTCGGAGCTGTATCAGGGCGGCCTGGTCTATCTGGGCCGAGACGTCGCCCGCCGGCGCGATATCGCGGCGATCTGGGCGTTCGAGCTGGTCGGGCCGATCCTGTGGCTGCGGGAACGCTGGGAAAAGCGCGGCGCGACGTTCGCCGAGCAGGATGCCGCCGAAGACGAGATGTATCGCCGCTACCGCGTGGCGAAGGAGAAGATCGACCAGACCGGCATGGGCGAAAAGGTGGTCGAGGACAGCCAGCGCCGGCACGGGACGACGCGAGTCGACGGCGTGCTGTTCACCGGCCCCAACCGCCTCGATCTGGCGATCGGCTATCGCGACCGGTTCGAGGCGCGGCTGATCCGCATCGCGCCCGATCCGGCGATCCGCACCGACCACCGCGCCTTGAAGCGCGCCGGCCCCGACGGCAAGGCGCTGATCGAGACCGGCGACATCCACGCCGACCTGTTCTGGGCCGGCGCGCTGGCTGTGTCGGCGGCCAGCCTTGGCCCGGTCGCCTACGCCTACACCGCCGCCGCGCGCGTCACGGCCCTGGACAGCTCCGGCGCGGGCGAGAGCGACGACGACCGCGACCTGGTGCTCACCAGTCGCGGGTTCGAGCGCCGCACGGCGCCGCCGCGCGACTTCGGGCGGGGGACCTGGTGATGGCGAAGGTTCACGACCGTCATCCCCGAATTCCGTGCGTTGTGTTGGGCTGCCGGTGCGGCGCTACCTGCTACCCGCCCGGACATGAGATCATCTGTCCGAAGCATTATCGCCTGGTCGACGCCAATCTGAAGGCGCTGCGCCGACGCGCCCGGCGCAAGTTCAAGGGCCGTTTCGAGCAGATGCTTTGGCGCAAGATCGTGCGCCAGGCCACCGAACGCGCCGCGGGGCTTGCCTGATGGTCGGCTGGACGCCTCCCGACGCGACCGGCCGCTCGCCGCCGCCCCTGGTCGACCATCTCAACCGGCCGATCGACTTCGGCGTGTTGAAGCATGCGATCTCGGCACCGTCGCTCTCGACCATGCGCTCGGTCTACACCTCGGCAGTCAGCCGCGACATGAACCCGCGCAAGCTCGCCGCCATCCTGCGCGGGGCCGAGAGCGGCGACGTGCTCAGCTACCTGGAGCTGGCCGAGCAGATGGAGGAGAAGGATCTCCACTATCTGTCGGTGCTGGGCACGCGCAAGCGCGCGGTCAGCCAGCTCGACATCGAGGTCGAGGACGCCGACGAGAGCCCTGAGGCCAAGGCCTGCGGCGACCTTTTGCGCGACTGGCTGAAGCGGGAAACCCTGCAGCCCGAGCTGTTCGACGTGCTGGACGCGGTGGGTAAGGGATACTCCATGTCGGAGATCGTCTGGGAGATGTCGGCCAAGGAGTGGCGGCCGGCGACCCTGTCGTGGACCGATCCGAGGTTCTTCCGCCTCGACATGGTCGATCTCCGCACGCCGCTTCTCTACGTCGACGGCGGCCAGTACGAGATGGCGCCCCCGTTCAAGTTCGTCTCCCACGTCCACCCGTCCAAGTCCGGCCTGCCGATCCGGTCTGGCCTGGCGCGGCCGGCGGCCTGGGCGTGGATGTTCAAGAACTACAGCATGAAGGACTGGGTCGCCTTCGCCGAGGTCTATGGCCTGCCGATCCGGGTGGGCAAGTATGGCCCCGGCGCGACGGACGACGAGCGGGCGATCCTGCTGCGCGGCGTGCAGTCGATCGGCTCCGACGCCGCCGCCATCATCCCCGACTCCATGACGATCGAGTTCATCGAGTCCAAGTCGGGCCAGAGCGACGGCGCCCTGTTCCGGGAGCTGGCCGACTTCTGCGATCAGCAGATGTCCAAGGCTGTCCTGGGCCAGACGGCGACCACCGACGCCATCGCCGGCGGCCATGCGGTCGGGCGCGAGCATCAGCTTGTGCGCGACGATATCAAGCAAGCCGACGCGGTCCTGATCCAGTCGACGCTCAATCGCGATATCGCCCGGCCGATGGTGATGCTGAACCGCGGGCCGCAGGAGGCTTATCCGCGCTTTCGGGTGAAGACGCCGGACTGGGTCGATATCCAGGCGGTGGCCAACGCCGTAGGGACGCTGGCGCCCTATGGCCTCCGGGTAAAGCAAGCGGAGCTGCGCCAGAAGTTCGGGCTCACCGATCCGGACGAGGGCGACGAGGTGCTGAACGCCGGCGCGCCGGCGGCGCTGGATAGCGGCGAGGTCGGCCAGGGTCCCGGCGCGCCGCCGCCGCCAGGGGTGCGCAGGCCGGCTCAGATCAAGCCCCGCGCCGACGGCAAGGACCCGATCAAGGACGCCACGCCCACGCCCGCGACGGCGCTTGTGGCCCAAGCTAGCGGGGGGGGCGGAGTCGCGGCCTCTTACGCCCTCTCAAACCCTCTTAAACCGCAAACGGGGTCGGGGGGGCTCGACGAACTGACCGAAGCGTCGCTCGATGAGTGGGAGCCGCTCGCCGCAGCGGTCGCCGCGCCGATCGAGCAGCTCCTGACCAACGCCTCGAGTCTCGAAGAGGTGCGCGACGGCCTGGCCGCCGTGATCGCCGCCATGGATCCGACCGCGACCGCCGAGCTGATGGCGCGCGCGGGCTTTGCAGCCCGCATCGCCGGCCTGGTCGGCATGGCGCCGAACGGAAACGGAGGCGGCTCGTGAGCTTCGCGGCCAGCTTTTCCATTGTCAGTCCGGGCGGTCCCTATACAGACGCCAATGGCGCGGCCCAAGTCGCTCCGGCGAACACGCCGCGGTTCGATCATACGGCGCAAGGGGTCGCCCTGGGACTGTTGGTGCAGGGGTTGCCCGAGGCCAGCGCGGCGGACGTGGTGACGATCGACGCCGGCGTCGTCGCAAACCAGGCCTGCACGATCCTGCACGTTTTGAAGCAGCCATCGGGATCCGTCGTCGCCAAGGCGATCTGGAGCCGCAATCCGACCCAGACGATCAATGCGCTTTTGAACGCCAAGGGTTGGCATCAGTCGATCGTCGTCGTCGGTCGCGCGCTGCGCGTGACGGACGGTGCGGTGACCTTTCGCGGCCAGACCTATGGCGTGGGGCAATATCTGGCGGTCGATCTGGCCGGCGCCGACGGCCTCGGCGCCAACGTGCCGGCCGAAACCCTGATCGTAGGAGCGTGACGGTGAAACGGAGCCTGTTACATCGTCTCGTTATCGCGGCTGTTGCGGCTGTCGCGGCTGTCGCAACTGTGGCGTCGGTATCTGGGGCGCTGGCGCAAACCAACCCCATCCAGCTGACCCAGACCAACGAGCTGGCCTCGCTAAACGACCAGACTGTGGTCGCGGTCCAGCAGCCAAACGGCCCCTTGAGCCACGCCTCGCTCCCGGCCCTCAAGAGTTACGTCTTTTCCGAAAGCGCGCTGCCAGCGGCCAACCTGACGGGCACGGGGACCAATGTGCTGGCCGGCCTTCAGGCGGCGACCAACAGCGCCAATGGATTTCTGACGGGGGGCGGCGCCGCCACCGCGCTTGGTCTGCAGTCCGCCGCCTACCAACCCACAACAGCCTTCGATGCGGCCGGGGCGGCGGCGACGGCGTTGGCGTCGGCGCAGGCCTCAGGCTTACAGAGGTCCAACAACCTCAGCGACATTGCCTCGGCCGCAACAGCCCGTACGAACCTCGGCCTCGGGTCTGCGGCGACGCAGCCCGCCACAGCCTTCGATGCGGCCGGGGCGGCCGCGACGGCCCAGGCTACGGCAATCTCGACGGCCGAAGCCGCCAGCTTGCAGAGGGCCAACAACCTCAGCGACATTGCCTCGGCCGCCACAGCCCGCACGAACCTCGGCCTCGGGTCTGCGGCGACGCAGCCCACCACAGCCTTCGATGCGGCCGGTACAGCGGCGACCGCCCAATCTACGGCGATCTCGACGGCCGAAGCCGCCAGCTTGCAGAGGTCCAACAACCTCAGCGACATTGCCTCGGCCGCAACAGCCCGCACGAACCTCGGCCTAAACGGAACCGGCTTCGCCGCCGCCGCCGCCAACCCCGTCAACACCACGGGAGGGTTGGCGACCTATCAGATCGCATCGTCGTCTACCTTAGGGTTGGTCAAACCGGACAATGCGTCGATCCTCGTCAACGGATCCGGGACGCTAACGGCGACGGCGGCCAGCGTGGGGGCGTGCGCTCTGACAGGGTGTACTTATTCTGGGCCTATATTGAGCAGCGGAAGCGCCACGTTTCCGCTTTACTATACGACCGGGGCAAATGCAGGATATTCGTTCGGAGATAGAAACGCATCCGACACGGCGACTAATTTACTTTATAGAATCAATAATTATGTAGATTTGTATGACACCACCTTTGGAAACCTTCTAAGCATTAACGCCGTCACCGGCGCCACCGTCATTGCGGGCAGCTTAACTGCAGGCGTAAGCTATACAGCGGGCTTGGCGGTAAACGGATGCTCGTTAACAGGCCTATATTTCTGTGCCGCGGGACAAGCCGCCTTTACGGGGGTCTTGAGCATCCAATCCGGAAACCAATTTGGCGGCGCATACGGCGGCGAGCTGGAGCTCACCAATACGTCTTCTGGCGCGACAAACCCAAATAAAATTATTCGGTTGGGCTCAACGGGCGATTTGCAAATCGTGAACAGTGCAAATTCTTCGATCATTGCGGATTTGACCGATGCCGGTGTTCTAAATTTGACACAGACGCCTACCGTCAACGGCGTACCGTTGGCCAACTCCAGTTCGACCTATTCAGCGGGGTCGTGTCTGACCTTGTCAGGTACCGTCTTCAGTCTGACTGCCTCCTGCAGTACACTGACCAACTACGCCACTCTATCTGGCGCCACCTTTACAGGTCCGGTCAACGGCACGCTGGCGTCGTTTAGTGGCTCCGGCTGGCAATATTTCCTCGGCAATACGGTCGGCAATACGGGAAGCGCCTTCCCCGCAGGAACGGCGGCGGGGGGCTTGGGCGTAGCCTGGAACGTTACGAATGGCCAAGCCGAGGTTGATTTTTTGAACCGGACCAACCTCGGCGACCCTTCAGGTTTCGCCTTCTACCAGCAGCCCGCCGCCACCGGCACGCCGACGCAGATCGCCTATTTGGGATCGGCCGAGGATACTTTTCCGGAGCCTATTTATGGAACCGGCTCGACGAACACTTTGAGCTGTCCTGTGAACTTTGACAGCAACGGCCCGACAGCCGAGCTTTGCGCCATTACGTCCACCACGGCATCCGGAAACAAATCGCAGTGGGGATGGATGGTCAGCAACACCTCCAACGCTGTAAGCACATCGGGGGCGGAGGCTGGGGCGCTATATGTGGCCAATAATTGCCTTTCGGGCGCACCCAAGTGCTGGGGAATGGCCCTTACCAATGTGTCGGAAGCGGGATCGGCAGGCGGACAAGCCTTAGAACTTATATCTGCGAACGGAAGTTGCGATCCAGGCGTTCCCTGGCATCCCACGACATCTTGTATTACTCCCACGATCGGAATGCTAATTGATGGCGTCGGCAATTCCACATCTAACGTTTATGCAGGAGAAGCTGCATTTTACATTGTCAATTCATCAACGGGTGCAATATTTCACGCCGGAATGTTTATAGGAAACAATCCAGGCGGAGCAAGCAGCGTAGATCAGTGCGCCGTTTGCGATTATTCCGGCGATTACACTGTAATGAGAGTTGGCGGCACGCACACTCACTTTTATTATCCTGAGTCGAATTACACGCCGGCCAGCTATACCTCGACGATGTGGGATGGGGAATTGACGATAGGCGACTCGTCGGAGTCAGGCCCCATGATCAGCGTCGCCAACAGTACGGCGACTTGCGTAGGTTCGCCGTCGACCGGCGCGTTTGGGTGGTCTTGCTCGTCGGATGCACGGCTCAAAACCGACTACGGCCCAGACGGCGATGAGCTGGCCTACATCAACAGCCTGCCTATCGACCGCTACAAGGTCAACGCCACTGGCGAGATCACGGTCGGACCCATCGCTCAGCAACTCCAAAAGGTCCATCCCGAGATGGTCCATGAGGTCGAGGACGACCTGATCCCGGCCGATAAGGAAAACGCCGCCGGAACCATGCTATCGGCCGATCAACCAAATATCTGGAAACTCACGCGCGGCATCCAGGAAGTGTGGTCTCACGACCTCGACCAAGACGCCGAAATCGCCGCCCTCAAGGCGCTGACACGCAGACAACAATCCCAAATCGCAGCGCTCAGTTCGGGCGCCAGATGGACGCCTGCCAACGACAACGGCGTGCTCGGCTTTTTACGTCACTTAATCGCTCGCTAAAGGAAAAACAGAGATGGACACGTCAGACGCTGGATATTTTTGTATATTGCTAGCTTTCCTTGTGGTTGCATTTATTTTTCCTTTTGGTTTAATTTCAATTATTAAAGATAAAGATGCTAAAATTAAAAGATTAGAAAGTGGTAAAGATACAGATTTAATAAAATTGACAAATATTATAATAGAAACAAGTAAGAACGTTCCCGAAAAAGATGCGTTCAAAATTGCAAAGAAAATTATCGATTTAGGATGGCAACCCCCAAGCTTTAACTCGCGTCGTTTCTAACCGTAAAGGGAGCATCCCTCATGTTCGCAACTCTTCTCGGCGCCGCGGCTGCGGCCAGCGTCGCCACCGCCCAGCCGGTCAAGCCGCCGGAAAAACTTCACCTCGATCTGCCGACGGCCTATGTGGAAGCGTTGATCGACGCGGTGAAATGGGACGTCGACCAACCCAATCACCACGCCCTGACCTATGACCAGAAGAGCGAAGTGATGCAGGCGATCGTCCAACAAGCCGCGCCGCAGATTCGCGCAACGCCTGCGCCTGCCGCACCTGGTCCTGAGCAAAAGAAGTAGGGGTCGCGCCCGATGGCGCCGGTCAAGTTCGCGCCCGTTCAGCCGACCGACGCCATCGCCTTCTTTCGGGCCAAGGGGTTCAGGATAGGGTTCGCCTGGCAGGACATCTGGCAGGAGGAGCACGCCAAGGCTTTCACCGTCGCCAAGGCGATGGACGCGGACCTGCTCGCCGACATTCGCGACGCGGTCGATCAGGCTCTGGCCAACGGCACGACGTTCGACACGTTCAAGAAGGAGCTGACGCCCAAGCTGAAAAGCCGCGGATGGTGGGGTCAGAAGCCGCTAATCGACCCTCAGACCGGCGAGCCCCAGCTCGTGCAGCTCGGCAGCGATCGGCGGCTAGCGACGATCTTCGATATCAACGTCCGCACTGCCTACGCCGCCGGCGCCTGGGTCGGCTTTCAGCGCTCGAAGCGTTATCTGCCTTATCTGAAATACAACCACCTGGACCCGCAGCCGCACCCCAGACCCGAGCACCAGGCGTGGAACGGGATCATCGTGCATATCGACGATCCCTGGCTCGACGAACACTATCCGCCCTGCGATTGGGGCTGCCATTGCTGGATGACGGCGCTCACGCCCAGCCAGGCGCGGCGCGAAAAGCGCTGGGGCGAGAAGCCGGCGGTGTTTCCGAAAAAGGCCTACCGTAATCCACGTACCGGCCAGGTGGTCGAGCTCGAGCAGGGGATAGGGCCTGGCTGGGCTTACAACGTGGGAAAGTCGTATCTCGAATCCCTCAGCCCGCCGCCCCTTAAGCCCCGCGCCGTCACGGCCGCCGAGCCCGGCGTGGATCTCGACGAACTGCAACGGGGCCAGCCCTCGGCCGAGCCGCTGACGCCTTTGCCGTCGCCCCGGGTTGTGCCGGAGCGCCAGATTCCGATTCCCGGCGCCGACGAGGACGAGGCGATCGCCAACTTCCTGGGCGGCTTCGCGGCCTCGCCTGACGAGACCCTGCTGTACGCCGACCAGGCCGGCGATCGCCTCGCGATCGGCCCCGGCCTGTTCCGCGACGCCGCCGGCCACGCTGTCCCGCTGCCGGCCGAGCTGGTGAAGGCGCTCCCCGTCATCGGCGTGGCGCTGCGCGAGCCGATGGAGATCCGCAGCGTCTGGACCTTTGGGCCGCCCCGAGCTGGCCAACCGCCGCTCTCCATGCTCGTGCGCCGTTATATCGCGCGGGTGATGTTCGCCGGGAAGGCGGTCGATGTCGTGGTCGATGTCGGCAAACAGGGCTGGACGGCGCGGACCTCGATCGAGGACGCGGCGTTGCGCCTGGACGACTGGCGGCGCGGCTTTGTGCTGTGGCCGCCGAAACCGCAGCCCTGACAGGCCGAAAAGAGACTTCTCATTGACGCCTGAGACGCTCAAGTTGGGCCTCTCATTGTGGCGCATCGCTTCACCCTGAAGTCCTTCAGGGTGGGTCGCCCTGGCGTCGGTCGCCATTGTCGCGATCAATGAAGCTGTTCAGCCCCCTTTCCTGGTTCAACCCCCACATCGTCGCCATCCTGGCGTCCGTGTCCGAGCAAGTCACCGTCTGCGCCGGCGTCGCGGTCGAGGTGGCCAGCGCCGAGGGCGAGCCCAAGGAGTGGGTTCAGCTCATGCCGATGGGGACGTTCGGCACGACCCGCGACAGCCGCGGCCCGTGGCGCATCGCCGACCAAGCCCACGCCGAGCGCGTGATCGCCGCCTCGCAACGCATCGCCGGCGGTGTCGATATCCCGGTCGATTACGATCACGCGCTGGAAGCGGCGCTCGATCCCAAGCTGCGCACGCCGGCGCCGGCGTCGGGCTGGATCAAGGCGCTGCAGGCGCGTCCCGACGGTCTCTACGGCCGGATCGAGTGGACGTCGGCCGCCGCCGCCAAGCTCAAGGCCAGAGAGTATCGCTACATCTCGCCGGTGTTCACGCACGAAACCGCCAAGGGCGGCGCGCCCGGCGATGTGGTGTCGCTGCTCCGCGCCGGCCTCACCAACTATCCCGCCCTGACCGACCAGCTCGCCATCGCGGCGTCGGGCCAAGGCCAATCCGGAGCCGACATGGACCTCAAGGCGCTCGCCGCAGCCCTCGGCCTTAGCGCCGACGCCACCCTCGACCAGATCGTCGCCGCCGCCGCCGCGCTGAAGGCCGCCCACGGCCAAGTCGCCGTCGCCGCCGGCCTCACCGCCGCCGCCCAGCCTGGCGAGGTGGTGACGGCGGTCGCGGGGCTGAAGACCCAGGCCGGCGTCGATCCGACCAAGTTCGTCCCGCGCGAGACCTATGACGCGCTCTCGGCCCGCGTCGCGAAGATCGAGACCGATACGGTCGAGGAAAAGGCCGTCGCCGCCGTCGATACCGCCATCGCCTCGGGCAAGATCGCGCCGGCCACGCGCGATTGGTACCTGAGCCACGCCCGGCGCGACCTGGCCGATTTCGAGAGGTTCGTGGGCGCCGCGCCCGTCGTGGTCGCCGCAGGGCGTCTGGCGCAGACGGCCAAAGCGCCGGCCGAGGTCAGCGTCAACGATGAGGAGATGGCGGTCGCCGCCGCCATGGGCCTCTCGAAGGACGAATATCTGAACTCTAAGAAGGGGGTCGCCCGGTGACCGCTCTCACCCGCAGCCGCAATACGCCCTCTCGCCTTCCCGGCCTCTGGTACGGGCCGGTCGAGGCGCTGGCCGCTGGCTTTGCCGGCGGCATCTGCGCCTACAACGCGGCCGGAAACATCGTCAATGGTCAGACCGCGCTAAACCTGAAGCCTGCTGGCCGGATCAACGTCGATTTCAGTAACGCCGTCAACGACTACTTGCCATACGGCCAGATCGGGCTTGGGCCGACTATGGGCGCGGCCGGGGCATTCAACGTGCCGTTCGAGCCGGGCATCTTTGGTCTGAGCAACTCGGCCGCCGGGGCCGACTTCGTGACCAGGGCGCTTCTCGGCGACCCCGTATACATGGTCGATGACAACACCGTGGCCGCCAATCCTAACGTGCTGGGCGCGGGCGCGAACGTGCGCTCGGTCATGGGCACGCTGATCGACATCGACGCCGCCGGGGTCTGCTGGGTCCATGTCGGCCTGATCCCCACCGCCTACTGATCGAAGGGCCGCACCGTGCAAGTCAACATTGGGAACCTGGCGACGCTGTTCATCTCCTTCAACGGGATGTTCCAGCGCGGCGTGAAGATGATCACTCCGGATTGGAAGGACATCGCCATGGAGTCGCCGTCGGGCACCCTGGAGGAGGAGTACGGCTGGCTCGGCGAAATCGAGAACGTGCGGGAGTGGATCGGGCCGCGCCAGACCACGGCGCTCACCCGCTACGCCTATCGCATCCGCAACCGCGACTGGGAACGCACGGTCGAGGTCGATCGCAATGTGATCGAAGACGATCGCTACGGGGTCTACGGCCCCAAGTTCGAGATGATGGGGCGCTCCATCGCCAGGGCGCCGAACCGCCTGGTCTACTCCACGCTGCTCGGCGGGTTCGCGAACCCTTGCTACGACGGCCAGCCCTTCTTCGACGCCGACCATCCGGTTCTGGTCACGGGCGGCGGCTTCACCACCATGGCCAATACGGACGTCGTGGCGGGGACCGGGCCGGCCTGGTTCTTGTACGATTCCAGCATGCCGCCGCTGATCTTCCAGAACCGCAAGCCGTTCGAGCTGGTGGCGAAGGATCGGCCCGACGACGACAACGTCTTCATGCTCAAGAAATTCCTCTACGGCGCGGATGCCCGCTACAACGCCGGCTACGGCTTCTGGCAGTACATCTGGGGCTCGACCCAACCCTTGACGCCGGACAGCTACGCCGCCGCGCGCGACGCTCTGATCGCCATGACGGGTGACTATGGCGCGGTGATCGGGGTCAATCCCGACACGCTCTTGGTGCCCTCGACGCTCGAGTCCCAGGGTCGCGCCATCCTGATCGCCGACCGCGACCAGTATGGCGCGACGAACATCTGGGAGGGGTCGGCCAAGCTCAAGGTCTCGCCGTGGCTCACCGCGGCGCAGATCCCGGCGATCGCGGCCTAAGGAAAGGTACCTACACCATGTCCGACACCCCCGCCGACGGTCAGTTCGTCCAGCGCCAACCCGTCATCGTCATGCCGCCGGTGCGCAAGCTGTTCGGCGTTTTTGCGCCGCCTGCGGTCGATCCGGACTATGTCTCGCCGGCGCTGCGGATCACCGCGCGGGTCGAGGGCCATTGCCGGGCCGGCCTCAAGCACACCGCCGCCGCGGTGGTCTATCCGTCGGGCCGCTTCAACAACATTCAGGTCGCCCAGCTCAAGGCCGACCGTCAGCTCATTGTCGATGAGGTCGGCGAGGACGGTAAGATCGCTGTGGCGTTCGACCCGGACCACACGGAGGCGCAGCTCCGCGCGCACCTGGCCCATGATCCGGAGTCGCTGGTCGCCCTCGTGCGCCAAGTGCTTCCGGATATGTTGGCGCCGCTTCAGACGGTCGAGGTCAGCCAGATCGGCGCGGGCGGCGCGCCGAACTCCACGACCGTGACTGTGCAGACAGCCGAGGGAACCGCAAGCGCGCCTGGCGCGGCCGACGGATCCACAGCGGCGGACCAACCCCCGCCGCCCCCCGCCGGCGTCTCGGCCGCCGCCGGCAAGCCTGCCAAGGGAGCGGCGACCTAAGCGTCGCTCGGAGACCCTTTGACCTATGCGGCCGTTTCAGACCTTACCACCCGGTTCGGCGTCCAGGCGATCACCGAGCTGAGCGATCCGGCCAACACCGGAGCGCTCCAGACGGCCGTGGTCGACCAGGCGCTGAGCGACGCCGACGACCTGATCAACGGCTACATCATCAAAATCTATCAGTTGCCGCTCGTGACCGTGCCGACGATCCTGACCGGGATCGCGGCCGACATCGCCCTCTACAAGCTCTATGGCGATTTGCCGACCGATACGGCGACCAAGCGCTATAACGACGCCATCGCGCGGCTTCGCGATATCGCCGCCGGCAAGTTCGTGCTGGATGTCGCCGGCGTCGAGACGCCGCAACAGCCCGACCTGGTCTCCATCACCTCCGAACCCCGCCGCCTGTCCCGCGATAGCTTGAGGGCCTGGTAATGGTCGGCGTCGTCATCAATGGCGCGATCGATGCGGCCGAGGTGCTGGACCACGTGGTCGCGGACCTCGACGTGCTGGTCGATCGGTTCGACGATCTGACGCCCTTGATGGAGGCGATCGGCCAGTACGGCGTGACCTCGACCAAGGATCGCTTCAACACCAATATCGATCCGTCCGGCGATCCCTGGGCGCCGTCGGAGCGGAGCGAGCTGACCGGCGGCAAGATTCAGGTCGAGCGGGGCCATTTGCGCGACTCCATGAGCTACAATGTGCTCGGCGAGACAGGCGTCGAATGGGGCTCGAACCTGATCTACGCCGCCCAGCGCCAGTTCGGCGGCTCGATCCGCGCGGTCAATGCGCCGTTCCTGCGCTGGCAGGGTCCGGGCGGCGACTGGCATAGCGCGCTGGAGGTGTTTCAGCCACCGCGGCCGTTCCTCGGGATCAGCCTCGAGGACGAGGACGAGATCGGCGAGATCGTGGGCCTCGTGATGGAAGAGGCCTTCGCATGATCGATGCGGTCTCCATCGGCGACGTCGAAAACGCCATCCTGGCCGTCCTCGCGGCCGCCGGCGACGCCGGCGTGCTGGGCTATAGGTACGGCGACCTCAGCTCCTATCCGCTCGACTTCTCCCAGTACATCCTGTCGGAACAGCGCCGGTTTCCGGCGGCGTGGGTGGTTTGGCAGGCCTGGGGAAAGGCCAAGCTCAGGGGCGATGGGTCCTATCAGGTGCTGAATAGGTTCGGCCTGGTGCTCGGCGCCCGGTCGCTGCGCAATGAGACCGCGACGCGCCAGGGCTCGGCCGGCCAGGTCGGGTCTTATCAGCTCCTGAACGACGCCTGCGCGCTCCTGGCCAACCAGACGCTGGGCTTACCGATAGACCCTTTGCGGATCGGCCAGGCGCGCACCCTGTTCAACGCCAAGCTCCAGACCGACCGCAAGGTCAATCTGATCGTGCTCGATCTGGACACCAACCTTTACCTACCGGCCGCGCCGTCGCCCTATCCGGCTCCGTCGATCGTCGACTTCACCACCTTCAACGTGTCGTGGGACATTCCGCCGTTCATCGGCGTGCAGCCGGGAACGGGCGAGCTGCCGGCCGCCGATGCAGACGCGAAGGCCTATGACATCGTCACCCTGCCCGAGTCGGAGAGCCCGTGATGGCCGCCAAGATCGATATGCGAATGGTCTATGCGGTCGAGGGCCGGCGCGTGCGCGATCCGGCGCACCCGAAGCAAAGCGCTATTCCGGCCGAGGGGCGTTTCGTGGCCTGGGGACCCTATTGGAAGCGGCGCCTTCAAGACGGCGACATCGCGCTCGATGCGCCGCCGGCGGCGCCCGATCCGGTCGCCCCCAATCCGGTCGCCCCCGATCCGGTCGCTCCCGATCCCGGGGCCGAAGCGGCGCCGGCGAAACCGGCCAAGCCTGTGCCAGCGCCTGGCGTCGGGGCGTCGCAGCCTGCGCCGCCTGCGCCGCCTGCCGCCGCGCCGGTCGCCGCAGACGCGCCCAACGCAAGCGTAAAGGCCTGAGCCCATGTCGGACATCAGCTTCGATACCATTCCGTCCGAGATCTACAGCGGCGGCCAGTTCGTCGAGTTCTCGAACGTGCTGGCGAACCAGGGCTTGCCCGGCCAGCCGCACCGCATTCTGATCGTCGGGCAGATGCTGGCGGCCGGTGCAGGCCAGCCGCTGACCGTCTACAATCTGACGCAAGCGTCGGACGCGACCAGGCTGTTCGGTCAAGGCTCCATGCTCGACCGCATGGCTCAGTTCATGTTCCAGGCCCAGAACGGCTATGTGCCGATCGACGCCATCGCTGTGGCCGATAACCCGGCTGGCAATGCGGCCGTGGGCTCGATCACCTTCACCGCCGCCCCGACGGCGGCTGGAACCTATGCGCCCTATATCGGGATGCAGTCGGCGGCGATCGCCGTGATCGGGGCCGAGACGCCGGCGCAGCTGGCCACCGCCCTGGTCGCCGAGATCAACAGCCTGCCCGACATGCCGGTGATCGCGTCGGTCGATGGCGCCGCTCCCGCCAAGGTCGACCTGACCTGCAAATGGAAGGGTCTGACGGGCAACGACATCGACATCCGCCAGAACTACTATGTCGGCAGCGACCAGATGCCGGCCGGGATGACCACGACGATCGTTCCCATGGCCGGCGGCACGGCCAACCCGCTGATCGCGCCGGTGATCGCCGCGATCGGCGAGAAGTGGTACACCACCTTCGTCATGCCCTGGACCGACACGGCCAATATGGAGGCCCTGGTCACGGAGCTGACGAGCCGCTGGGGCGGCGTTCGCCAGATCGACGGCATGTCGGTTTCGGCCATGCGCGGCAGCCAAGGCGCGCTCGCGGCCTATGGACCCACGGTCAATTCGCTGGATGTGATCGTGGTGGAGAACACGGGGCCGTCCTGCACCTATGAGCGGGCGGCCTCGGTCGCCGGCGTCATGGCCTATTCGAGGGCGCTCGATCCCGCGCGGCAGTACGATACGCTGACCTTGCCAGGCATCGGCGCGCCGGCGCAAGGCGAGGGGTTCAACTGGGAAGAGCGCAATGCGCTGCTGCCCGACGGCATCTCCACCACGAAAAGCCATGCCGGCGTCGTCTCTATCGACCGCCTGGTCACCACCTATCAGACCAACGCCGCGGGCGCGTCGGACAGGTCTTATTTCGCGGCCGAGACCGTCACCAACCTCAGCTATCTGCGCTATTCGACGCGCAATATGATCTCGACCACGTTCCCGCGCTTCAAGCTGGCGCCGGACGGAACGCCGGTGGCGCAAGGTCAGGACATCGCCCTGCCCAAGACCGTCGCCGCCGCCATGGTGGCGCTGGCCACCCAGTGGCAAACGGCGGGCCTGGTCACGAGCCTGGACGCCTATCAGGCCGCGCTGCTCTGCATCATCAACCCGTCGGATCAGAACCGGATCGATGCTGTGGAGTCGCCGAGCCTTATCGGCAACTTCCGCACCTTCGCCGATCAGATCCAGTTCCAGCTCTAGGGGAGGCGACTCGATATGGCTCAGCAGCTCGGCCGGGGCGTCATCAAGATCAACGGCACGCCGATCGGCAACGACATCGACTTCACCCTCGACTTCGGGGGCGTCAAGCGCACCGAGAAGACCAACGCCTCCACCTCCGTCAACTATACGGAGGCGACGGCGGCGTCGAAGCTGGACTTCAATATGCCCGTCGCGTCGGGCGTATCGGTCTCCTATCTCCAAACGCTGACGGCCGCGACGGTTACGGTCGAGGCGGACACGGGCCAGACCTGGACCATTCCCAACGCCTGGAACGGCGATCCACAAGCCGTGTCCGGGTCCGCCGGCACGGCCAAGATCACCCTCATGGGCGACGCCGTACAGGAGACCACCTGATGGATGTCATCGACACCTATACGCTCAAGCATCCGCTGACGGTCACGATCAAGAACCATGGCGATGGCTCGGAACGGCAGGAGCTGATCACCGAGGTGACGTTCAGGAAGCCGCTGACCGGCGATCTTCTAGCCATGGATGGGAAGGACGGCGATCGCGCCGGCGTGTTCGCCTTCATCGCCGCGATTTCGAACCTCAGCTACCACCAGATCATCAGATTAGAGATCGAGGACGGGCGCGCTTTGCTGCGCAAGGCCAACGGTTTTTTGAGCGGTGGCCGCGAGACTGGCGATCCTGCGTCGGCCGATTAGTGATTCAGGGGCGCATCGCCCCGTCCGAAATCGAACGGATGTCGCTGGAGCGGCTGACGTTCTACTATAAGCAGCTGGAGACCTGGGGCCGTGGTTGACCTGACGGCGAAGCTAGTTCTGCGAGCGCAGGCGGAGGGTCAGTCCGAGATCCGCGCCATGGCCGCGGAGACGGCCGAGCTGGCGGCGGCCATGCGCGAGGTCAGAGAGGCCGCCAAGAGCGGCGGCCAGGTCAGCGCCTCCACGATCAAGGAGCTCGGCGGCTACGCCAATTTCGAGCAGGCCTTCCGCCAGGCCCAGAAGGAGCTCGAGGGCGGCAAGACGCCAGGCTCTGGCGAGGCCGCGGCCAAGGAAGCGGCGGCCTGGAAGCTCAGCGCCAAACAGCGCGCTCAGGCCGAGCTGGGCGCGGCGATCGAGGCGGCGAAGGACTTCAAGCTGATCGAGCGCGCCGATCTCCAGGCCGAGACCAGCGTGCGGCGCGAAGCCGAACAGACCTTGAAGCTGCGCATGGGCCTTTGGGCGCAGGAACGGCGCGAGGCCGAGGAGACGGCGGCGGCAGAGGCGCGGGCGGCCGAGCAGGCGGCGCGAGCTCAGGAGCGGGCGGCGCGCGAGGCGGCGCGGGCTGAAGTTCAGGCCCAGCGCGAGATGCGGCGCGAGGCGGAGCAGACGCTGGCGTTCAACATGCGCATGTGGCGCCAGCGCCAGCGAGAGATGGCGCCGCCGCCGGAGACGCGCGGGCGTCACGGGCGCGGCGTGCTCGGCGAGCTGGGCATGGCGGCCGAGTACACGCTTGTCTACGGCGCCATCAACAAGGTGCTGGAGGGCGTCGGCGCTCTCGCCCGGGCGCCGTTCGACATCGCCAAGATGACGCTCGGCGTCGCCGAGGGCGCGCGCTCGGTCGAGGAGCTCTCCAAGTCCACCCGGATGGCCACCGACGATATCCAGGGCCTGCAGGCGGCGTTCGAGCTGAAGGGTCTCGACCCCGACAAGCTGCCGCAAATGCTGCTGTTCATGGCCAAGAGCGAGGTCGCCGCGGCGCGCGGCATCAAGACCAACGCGGCCGCCTTCAAGGCGCTGGGCGTCTCGGTGCTGGATAGCCAGCATCGTCTCAAGCCGATGACGGAGCTGCTGTACGAGACCACCGACGCTCTGCACAAGCTGGGCGGCGGCCCCAAGGCCGACGCCATTTCCATGATGATCTTCGGCCGCGGCGTGAAGGACTTGCTCCCGATCATCCAGGGCGGCTCGGCCGCGCTGAAGGAGATGTCGGCCCAGGCCAAGGATATGCACTTCACCCTGTCGCCGGACGAGATCGGCGCCGCCGAAAAGGCGGCGGAGGATTGGTCGCGGCTGAAGCTTCAGATGATCGGCTTTCGCAACGATATCGCCGGCGCGGCCATGCCGATCCTGACCGGCCTGCTCGGCGACGCATCCGAGTACTTGAAGTCGCACCGCGCCGAGATCGTGAAGGACATCAAGGATACTTTCGCCGAACTGAAGGCCGATCTGCCCGTCATTTTGAGCGGAATGCGAGAGTTCGCGGACCTCATTCTGAAGATCGCCGGCGCGGCCAGCGGCGTGGCGGCGATTACGCGCATGGGCGCAGACCTGTCTATCGCCGGCTCTGGCAATCTGCCGGCCGGCGCCCGGATGGCTTCGTTAAAGGACCTTCAGGACACGGCGACACGCTTCATCCTGAACCAGGCTCAGAACCTGGCCAACGGCTGGCGCGCGGCGGACGCCCAGGCCGGGGCGAAAGCTGGCGCAGCAGCCGCGACACCGCCGTCCGGCCAGGTCCATATCACGGTCTCGGCCGACAAGGGCTCCAAGGTCACGGGCGTCACCACCAAAGGCTCCGGCCTGCGCACGGACCTCGGCTTCGTGGGGGTGACCTACTAACATGGCCGACGCTTCCACGCTCCCGCAATGGCGCCAGAACATGCAGCCCGGATCGTTCCGCGGTGTACCGTTCCTCGCGACGTCGAGCGATCTGAACTTCGGCCGTAACGCCGCGGTGCATGAGTTTCCGTTGGGCGAAACGCCACAAGCCCAAGACCTCGGCGCCAAGGCCAACCGGTTCGCGCTGGAGATTTTCGTGATCGGGCCGACCTATATGGCCCAGCGCGACGCCCTGATCTCGGCGCTGACGACGCCGGGGCCAGGAACCCTGATCCATCCGTGGCAGGGCTCCAAGACGGTGCAGTTGGTCGGTGAAGCGCGATGCCGCGAGAGCGCGGCCGAGGGCGGCATGGCCGTCTTCAACGTCACCTTCGCCCAGACGCCGGCGCAGTCGGGAACGGCGACCACGGTCGATACGGGCGCCGTGGTCGCGACGGCGGCGAGCGATGTCCAGACCCAGGCTAGCGATAGCGCGGTCGAGCGCCTCGATGTCGCCGGCCAGCCGGCCTTCGTCCAGGCCGGCGCGGTGTCTGTGGTGGGTCAGCTGGCCTCGGCCTTGACGGCGGCCAGCAATGTTGCAGGCGCGGTCGGAACGTCGGTCTACAGCCTTCAGGCGGGTATCCTGTCCCTGTCAGAGCAGGCGCTTCCGCTGCTCTCGACGCCGGCCGACCTGATCGGGTCCGTGCAGACCACGCTGGGTCAGATTGCCGAGTTGGCCGACTATCCAGAGGACGCGCTGAGCGCCATGGCCGGCCTGATGGGCTTTGGCTCGCCCGTCGATTCGACGGGCGGATCGTTCGACCTGGCCGCACCGTTGCCCGCGGCTGTCGCGGCCGTGACTCTGCCCACACCCTTGACCACAACGACCTCCGGCCAGATCGAGGCCGCAAACCAGACGGCGATCTGCCAGACTGTCCAGGCGCTCGCCGCTGCGCAGGCTGCGGAAATCGCGAGCGGCCTGACCTTCAGCTCCTACAATCAGGCCGCCGCCACGCGCGATCAGCTCGCCGCCTCGATCGACGACATGGCCATCGCCGCGGCCGAGGCCGGCGACCCCGATCTGTGGTCGAGTCTCAGCGCGCTGCGCCTGGCCGTGATCCAGGACATCACCGCCCGCGGCGCCTCTTTGGCGCGTCTCTACGCCTATACGCCGCCGACCACGCTGCCGGCGCTCGTGATCGCCTACAGCCTCTATGGCGACGCGACCCAGGCCGACGACATCGTCGCCCGCAACGCGATCCAGCATCCGCTCTTTGTAGCGGGCGGACAGCCGATCCAGGTGCTGACCGAGGTGTCGTCATGACGGATCAGGTGCAGCTCAACGTCAATGGCGCGATCTTTTCGACTTGGACCCAGGCGCGCGTCTCCAAGCGCTTAGACGGCATGACGGGCGACTTCGACTTCCGCCTGGCGCGCGATCAGATCGCCAGTGGAAGCGACGTCTTAGGCATTACCGAGGGCCTCTCTTGCAAGGTGCTGGTCGGCGGCGAGCTTCAGCTCACCGGCTGGATCGACGACGCCGACTTCGATCTGTCGGACGAGGACAATGCGCTTACGATCACGGGCCGGGGCAAGACCGGCGACCTGATCGACTGCTCGGCCCAGAACAGCCCCGGCACCTGGACCAATCGCACGGCGCTTCAGATCGAGACCGATCTCTTAAGTCCCTTCGGCCTGACGGTGACGGCGGCCGTCGATGTCGGCGCGGCCTTCCCTTCGTTCGCAATTCAGCAGGGCGAGCGCGTCCATGAAGTGATGGAGCGTCTCCAGAAACAGCGGGCGTTGCTGGCGATCGAGACGCCGGATGGCAATGTGCAGCTCGTGAGGCCGAGCCAGACGGTCGCCGGCTGGAGCCTGATCGAGGGCGTCAATATCCTTCCGGGGCTCCGCCACAAGCGCACGATGAAGGACCGCTATTCCACCTATAAGCTGGTGGGGCAGGCCCAGGGACGCGACGCCAGCGGCGATTGGCTGACTGGCGCGCCCTCCACCAAGGCCTTCCAACCGACCGCGACTGCGACCGATCCTGGCGTGACCCGCTATCGGCCGTTGACCATTATCAACGAACACCAGGCCTTCGACACGACGCTGCCCCAGCGCGCGCAGTGGGAGGCGACGGTACGCGCCGGAAAGGGCCAGACGGTGACCGCGCCGACGCTCGGGTGGCGCGACCCGACGGGCGCGATCTTCACCGTCAACCAGCTCGTGCCCGTGACGGCGCCGGCGGTGGCCATCGCGACGTCTAAGACCCTTCTCGTCAGCGCCTGTCACTTCCTGCTGTCGAAAACGACGCAGACGACAGAGATCGATCTGACCGATCCGCGCGCCTATTCCCTGCTCGATCTGCCGGATCCGAAGAAGGCGAAAAAGGGCAAGAAGCGCAAAGGTCCCGACCCCCTGATCGGGATCCAGCAATGATGGAGGCCGTCCACAGAGCCGTATCCCAAGCCATGGCGCCGATTATGCGCCGGGTGCAGATGAGCGTCGGCCGCGCCCTGATCGCGGCCGTGAACTCCAGCCTTCAGACCCAGCTTGTGCAGCTCAATCTTCTTGCCGGCGAGACGTCGGGTCAGCTCGAACAGTTTCAGGAGTACGGTTTCGCCTCGGTTCCCTTCGCCCAGGCCGAGGCGGCTGTGGTGTTCGTCAACGGCGACCGCAGCCATGGCCTGGTGATCGCGACGCAAGACAGACGCTATCGGCTGACGACGCTCGTGGGCGGCGAAGTGGCCCTGTACGACGATCAGGGCCAGGCAGTGACTCTCAAGCGCACCGGCGTCGTCGTGACCGCGCCGAAAGGACTGACGGGGACCGTGGGCGGGACGGGCCTTGCGCTTACCGTCACAGGCGGCGCCACGATCGTCGCCGACACCGCGGTCATCAAGTCCCAATCCATCGACCTCGGCGCCACGGGCGGCAAGGGTGTGGCGCGGATCGGCGACGCGGTCTCAGGCGGCGTCATCACCGGCGGGTCGACCAAGGTGAGGTCGGCATGAGCGACTTCGCGCTGCGCTGGAACAATCAGCTGGGCCACGCCGACCTGGTGATGACCGGCGCGGACTTGCTCGTCGACGACGGGCTCGAGACGGCCGTCATCATCTCCATGTTCACCGATCGCCGGGCCAACGACGACGATGTTCTGCCGCAGCCGGGCGGCGATCTCAGGGGTTGGTGGGGCGACAGTTATGCGGCGATCGCTGGCGACAAGATCGGCAGCCGTCGTTGGCTGCTGGAGCGAGCGAAAGCGCTCCCGAGCGTCTATGCCGAAGTGCAGGTCTACGACCAGGAATCCTTGCAATGGCTCATCGACGATGGCGTCGTCTCCAGCGTCGGCCTCGCCTATTCGTCGCCCAAGCTCGGCTGGCTTCGCACTGTTGTGACGCTAGCACGGCCGTCCGGAGCGCCGGTGCAGTATCGGTTCGACTATCTGTGGGGAGCGAGCGCCTAGATGGGCAACTCCTCCTTTGGCGGCTCGACGCCCACCCTGTCGTGCCTCATCGCCGCGCGCCAGAACGACTTTAACGGCCGCCTTCCGGGCGCCGATTCGCGCCTGCGCCGCTCGTGTCTAGGCGTGCTCGCCACCGTGCTCGCCGGCGGCGAATATGGCCTTTATGGCTACATGAATTATCTGGCCGATCAGATCTTGCCCGACACCATGGATCTGGCGCATCTGACCCGGTTCGCCTCGATCTACAACCAGCAGCCCTCGCCCGCGACGCCGGCGGCGGGGCCGGCTCTGATCAGCGGCGGAACGCCAGAAACCCCGGTTCCCGTGGGCACGACGGTGCAGAGCGGCGCCGACATCGAATATGTCACCATCGCCGCCCTAGTGCTGGACCAGAACGGCGACGGGACGGTGCAGATTCAGGCGACCACGCCGGGGAGCGCCGGCTTGGCCGACGCCGGCGTCATCCTGAATCTCGTGTCGCCGATCGCCGGCGTGCCTGGAACTTGGACCGTCGCCGAGCCCGGCTTGACAGACGGCGCAGACACCTCGACGGCGGCCGAGCTGCTCGCCAATGTGACAGACCGGATTCAACAGCCGCCGGCGGCGGGAACCGGCAACGATTATGAGGCGTGGGCGAAGGCCGCCGGCGTCGGCGCGACCCGGGCGTGGGCCTATCCGCAGTGGATGGGCCTCGGCACCGTCGGCGTGACTTTTATGTGCGACAACCGTGTCGATCCGCAGCCCCAGCCGGCCGACGTGGCCGCCGTTCAGGCCTATATCGAGGCGCAGCAGGGCGTGACGGCCGAGGTGATCGTCTTCGCGCCAATCCTGGACGAGATCGACTTCACGATCCAGCTCGCGCCTAACACCGCAACCGTTCAGGCCGCGGCGGCGGCCGAGCTGGCGGCGCTATTCATACGCGAAGCGGCGCCCGGCGGTACGGTGCTCAAGTCCCATCAGGACGAGGCCATCGCTGTAGCCGCCGGGGTGACAGATCACACCATCGTCGCGCCGGGCGGCAATATCGTTTCCGCCAACGGCCACCTGGCGATCCTGGGCAACGTCGTATGGCAGGGCTAGACGATGGCGCAGAGTTCCGCCGCCTACCTGCTGATGCTACAGGCGTTGCTGCCGCGGGGTCGCGCCTGGCCACGCGATCCGGACGCCGTCTTGACCCAGGTTCTGGGCGGAATGGCCGACGGTTTGGCGCAGGTGGACGCCGACCTCGATCGGCTGATGCTGGAGGCCGATCCGCGTACCGCCGATGTGACGTTGCCGGACTGGCAGCGCAATTTCGGTCTGCCGTATCCGGGCGTGGGACCGTTTACATCCAACGCGGACGCTCAAGCCGCCATCGTCGCGCAGATGAATTTCAAGGGGGGCAAGAGCCGCGCCTGGTTCGAGCAGCTGGCCACCACGCTCGGGTTCGACAGCTATATCACCCAGCTGCGGCCGTTCCGCGCCAGCCTGTCGGGCGCCGGATCGTCAACCGACACAGATCCGGCTCGCTACGCTTGGACCTTCACAGTCTTTACCGCCGATCCGACGAGCCAGGCCGCGCTGACGCTCCAGTACCTGGTGCAGCAATACACGCCGGCCGAGACCTTTGTGACGCTAACCTTCGTCGACCCCGACGCTTCGGTGTTCGAGGTCGATTTCCTGACCACTGGCCCGTAAGCGGGGTGAGCTGATATGCACGCGATCGACACCGCCACGGCTGTCAACGGCGAATTCGTCGACGCCGATCCGCTCGAGGGCGTCGCCGGCACGGAGGCCGACGCCGCGTGGCTGAACGACCTCCAGAACAATGTTTTGGCCGTGATCGCGGCCGCCAATATCGCGCCGACCAAGGGCGACTCTCAGGACCTGGCTAACGCCATCGCCGAGCTGATCGCCGCCGCCGTCGGCCCTGCCGTCCAGAGCGCCGTCAATACGGCGGTCGCCGATTTGCCGACGGGCTCCGGCTCCGGAACGGCCGCCAACCAGGTCGCGCCCTACGGGATGCCCACCCGCGCGGCGCTCGCCACCCCCGATCTCAACGCTCTGAATCAATCGGGCTTTTGGAGCGCGCCGGCCGGCGTCGCCAACATCCCCGCGGGCGCCAACCCTGGCGTCGTGTTCGCGATCGGCAACACGGCCATGAGCGGCGCGGACGGCGCCCAGATTTACATCGATCTGACCAGCGGTTCGGTGTGGACCCGGCCCCGCCTGGCGGGCGCGTGGGGCGCGTGGACCCTTCTGAGCTACACAGCGCCGCAGTCTTTTTCGTATGGCGACACCGACAATTGGGGCGTGTGGTATCAAACCACCGGCGAGTTTGTGCAGGGCGGTTTTATCGAGGGGCCGTTCCCGGAACAGATCGTCGCGGTTGCGTTTCCCTACGCCTTCGACGCCTGCTACGGCATCAAGGGATGGAGCTATAATCCGACCGCCAACATCAACATCGGCAACTGGATCGACGAGGTATCGATCACCAATACGTCCGCTCAAGTGTTGGTAAATCGGGTCTCGAACAGCTCGCCCAATCTGCCCGGGTTCAAATGGGAGGCGCGCGGCAAGTGCGCCGCGATGCCGGTTCTTTCCAGCACCTTAAATTCCGGCGGAAGCTCGGGGTCTTCCGGGTCGAGCGGCGGGACGGGCGGACTCTCCGGCAACGGCAATCAACAGTAGGGATCGACTGTCATGACATCCAAACTTCGTGTCGAATTTTTGCAAGCGGCGGCCGACGACGGCCCGATCCGCACCTTGCTCGCCTCGGAAACGGTCGCCGTGACGGGCACAGCCGCGGGCGACATGGCCGAGATCGCCGTCGCGCCGGCCGCGTCGTCCAGCAGCTATGGCTTGATCGCGCGCTTGACTGCGCCAGTAGGAGCTGTGGTGGCGACCTGGGACGGCACCGCGCCGTCAGAGACCAACGGCCTGCGCATCGCCACCGGCGATCCGCCGGTGCGCGTCGCCGTTACCTCCACGACGGTGTTCAAGTTCGTGGAGTCGCTGGATCAGCCTGCCTAG